ATTGTCCGAACAACTTCAGCAACTCTGTGGCCCCTGAGAGCAACGGCGTAATAGCTGGGAGTAATTTCTGGCCTATCGATACGCTCAATTGATCAGAGGCATCTCGAAAATCCTTGAAACGCTGCACATCAGAATTCTTAACAATGGCAGCAATTTTATCTGCACCTTCCGATTCGACACGCTTAAGGGCTCTAATGATGATATCAGTTGATAGCTTGCCTTCAGATGCAAACTCTTTTAAATCCCCAACCGCTACACCAGTCTCAAGTGACACCGCACCTAGCAAGCCAGGTATCTGTTCTGCAATGCTGCGGAATTCATCACCTTGCAGACGGCCAGATCCTAATGCTTGAGCTAATTGCGTAAATGCTGCACTTGCGCCCGCAGCACTAACACCACTCAATTTTGCGACTGTATTAAAACCGATGAATGATGATTCGATATCCGCCAGCTCGATGCCTAATGGTCTCAACCTGGTAAAGATATCGGTGACACCTTCGGCAGCTTCACGATTGCTTAATCCAAACGTTTTAGCGGCTCTTGTGACTAGCTTCTGCGCTTTTTCATACTCGCCATACTCGCTTGTGACGAGCTTGAGTCGTGTCTGCAGATCATTAAATGATGCAGCCGATTGAATAGCCGATTTTGCAATCAGCCCTAATCCGATGCCTGCCGCAGCAGATCTAAGTCGGCCAAATGTGCCCGCAGCAGTACCGGCAGCTCCATTGAGCCGGTTGAGCTGGGCAACTGCATTATTCGCATTTACCCTGATCTCAACGTTAGAGACTGCCACGGCGGCTCACCCAGTACGTCAAGTTTAATGGCGTCGATATCTTGCGCGATCCCTAGACTTTTCTTCTTCTTCTGCTTTCAGCGCATAATATGCAGCAAAGTAGACAAGCTCCGCATCAGTGAGTTCGGTGCGCAGCCGACTTACCGTCATCCCCAATTCGCAGGCCAGAAAGAATTCAAATTTAGTCCAGCTGTCCTGCTTTAGTCGTTTTTTGCTTCATCGATGTCAACATTGGCATCTGCAACACCGAATAAGAACAGCTCTAACTCATTAAGCACATTCTCAGGTAATTTGCGATGTAGCTTCGCAGCATCTGCAGCAGCAAAAGGTTTAGTGCCGTCTTCAAGCTCAGCCATCTGGCAGAGCATCTGCGTGCTGATTTCTAGTGCATCCGATGATCCAGCATGGTCTTGCGCCTTTTTGCGATCTGCACGCGTGATCGGCTTGAAATACAAGTCTTCGATCTTTTTGCCAGCAGCGTCTTTTAGCACGAATTTACGTCGCTGGTTGAGATCAAACGCCTCAACCAGCTGATCAACTAATCGCTTGGATCCAGACATTAAATGACGAGCTTATCCGTGCAGATTATAACTGACTCTATCACTCAAGATTAGATGTGATAGTACCAGAAGTTACAAAGTTGCAAGTAACTACCACCAGTTCGCCGACCGTAGAGGTAATTTCCATGTCAGTAATGATGCCACCAAAAGCAACGCTATCAGTGCCGGTTGAGGTGCCAGTGGTAAACAGCTCAAAGCTTGCATCGGTGGCATCGTTAGCTTTGACGACATCCTCAATCAAGCCAGCTTGGCCAGTGGCGTCAGGGTCATAAACCAGTTCTACTGTACCGGAACCTGAAATCAAGCCACCAATAAAATTGCGGAACGTATCGCCGTGATCAGTGGTCTCGTAAGTTTCTTTGGTAATTGTCAGACTCCAGCTGCGGGTGCCGACAACCGTTGCGAGTGAGCCAGAACCAGTTTCAAACTGGACTGCGCCTTGTTCTCCGCGAAGGGTGGCCATGGTCAGAGTTCCTCGAAAAAGTCAAAGGTCACACGGACCTGGGTTTGGAAATAGCCCTCAGGTGATGGCGATGCCACAACCTCGGGGCCGATCGGAGGATCAAAATGAACGCCCGACACGTTGATTCTATTATAAAGATCTCTCACCCTTTTGCTGATCACATAATTGGCACCTGGGCCAACGCCTTTTGCTGTGAATATATTGATCACGACAACGCCAGGCAGTTGATTTTTCGAATTGGTGGTGCCGCCGTGTGACAAGTATGCGCTGGAGCCAAAGCTAAGCAAACACTGCACCCACGAGCTATTCGGCGTAGGCTCATATGCCATGTTGTGAAACACGACTGGTATTGCAGGTGAGTCAGCTAATTCAGTAGCTAGCCTCCCTTCAATGGTCGCACGCACGGAATTTAGGTCTGCAGCGGCCATCAGCTGTCACGTTTGATTTGATTGTACGTCCGACGCACATACTCCTGCATATTTTTAGCAATTAGCTCAACCCAACCAGCATCTGCCTGAGCACTCCAACCATTCGCGAGCCGATCAGCGTATGGCAAGTTGTTGTGGATGTGGTAGCTACGGCCAAGCCTTTCTGAGCCACTTGGATAATTCGTATACTGCGGTGGTGGAGCTGGAATAGTTTTGCCTTTTTCAACAGGAGGGTGCGGCTCTCCAGTTGATGTATTCTCTCCAATATGCCAGCTGGCCCTAAATCTGCCGGTGTCGACCGGGCTGCCCTTTTTGAGCTGCCTGTCGGTCTCCAGTACTGTGGCTTGAATCAGCTGGTTGAGCTGTTCTTCCGCGAATCCGCCTATGAATTCAATCGGGATCTCACGGCGTGCCATATCATGCCCTCAAGATCAGCTCGTAAATGATGGCGTCGTTAGCCTGCTCGATGGTCTCGACCTGGATGATCTGATAGATAATGGAGCTAATCACGACACGATCTTTAGTCTCAGGTGCAGATGGCAATTCTTTGGCCGCAACGGTCAATTTCTTATCACCAGCCTGGATCAGCTCGTTGGCTTCACGCACATTGACATCGACGACCACGCCTTTGACGTCAGAATCACTCTCAGTCTCAGCGACAGCACCTGTCGTGGTGTTGTAGCTGCCGCCCGTCACATAGCGAATAGTGACATCGCCACCAAATTTGCTGACGACTTTATCGGCTACTTTTTCAAGCGCTTTGGATAGCGACATCAGATCCGGTAGGCAATACAGGCACCACTAGACAGCTGGATGCTCGTGAATACGCCATAGATGGTGGAGTCTGCTACAAAAGCCTCACTACCCAAGCTGTTGCCGGTGTAGTTCTCAGCAGTCACAGCATCAATAGTGGTATCTTCCTTAAAGTAGATCGCACAAAAGCGGCCAGTATGCGCAGCCGTGTCTGTGATCACTTCAGCACCCACGCTGTAATCGATTGCCATGATTAGCTCCGTTTGATGGCTACGTTGCCTGGTCCACTAATTCTAAGGTCTGTGAGATATCGCTCCACCATCGGCGGGATGCGATCAGCTCCGACAGCACCAAATTTGTCAGGTGTGACGTTCAAGCTACCGATCTGCACGTTCTTGTAATCTTCAAGACCGCTCAGTCCCAGGCCATCAACGTTGTTCTTGAGATAGACCGCCAGCTCTACCTGCGCCCGCTTAATTTGGTCGGGCACCTCAGTGTCGGTGTAGTAGTCAGTCGTGATGCGGAATGGGAACCCTACCGCATACGTGTTGAGGTATGTGTCAGGCTTGCGGACACCGGTGCGAGGCCATTGCAGCGCCTGCGTGTCTGTGGCCCGCGCCCCTAGAAATCTTTCGCGGTCTAACCGCTGCGTAGCTGTAGCTAGAGCTCGATTGCGTGTATCATCAGTGCCCGTGGTCCACTTAGCCACATCGGTGCTGCTCACCATGGCATCTACCAGGTCGTTCGCATCACTCAGGGTGATGTAACTGTTGGCTGTCGCTGAGCCCACGGTCGCGACGATTGTTACTGCCATTGGTCTTCTTGGATGAAGGCTTGCGTTTGGCTTTTACAGGTGCGGAGGCCACCGCTTTTGCGGCAGCCTCACGTTCCTGCGCCCGCCTGAAAGCGAACAGACCCATCAGGAGCTAGCGCCCTTCAGAGCCACGAAGTTGAGGACGATCGCCTCAGATAGCGAACCAGCCGACACGTTGGCAACAGTGATCTTGAAAGATCCTGCAGCCAGAGTGTTAGCCTGCACCAGGTAGGAACCGGCGGTTCCACCTGATGCGTGGTTCACCACCACCACATCGGTAGCGGAAACTTCGCTATTGGTCACGGTGAACGACACTTCAGCGGCAGCAGCCAGTGCAGCATTGTTCATGGTGATTACACCGGATGCCGTGTTTGCGGTCACGCCGGTGCTTTTGTTGGTCGACTGGGTGACAGACGTGCCAACGGTCGGGCCTACAAGTTTGCCCGCTGTTGCTTCAAAGATTGATGCCATCGTTAGTTACCTCAGTCTTGGTTGCTGACGTTGGTGGCCCGAACGATGCCAATGTTCTTGGTTTCGTACACCTTCGACCAGTTGCCCACAGTCTCAAGCTGAGAGCGGGTCGGGTTGGTGGTTGAGACACCCCACTTCAAGCCTACCGGGTGATAGACGTAGTGAAGGTCCAAGGACATTGCGTCGGACTTCGCGAGGATGTCCCGGTCCACCTCAGTTTGCATTCCCATCTGTTCACCAGATGCGACTGCGCCTGCAGTGAAGAAGAACGATCCGTACTCAGTTGAAGAACCAGAGCCAGTGGTCTGCACATCATCAGAAACGATCACGCGCAGGCCCATAAAGGTCGGCACTTCAGGGTTGCCAAAGGCATTGCTGAGGTCGCCACCAGATTGGGTGGTGGTGGTACCACGTGCATCCTCAGTGGATACGTACTGAATCGCGTTGCGCTCAACGAGATCATAGTAAACGTTGCTGTGGATAGCCACGGCGGTCAGCTTGTCGCCCTGGTCACCCAGCAGTGCACGAGCTTTAGCCACAGTGCGGGGGCTCAGAGTGGTGGGTGAATCACCAGACTCAGAATCGATGCACAAATTGAACAGCGCAGAATTGCTGTCGTTAGCATTTAGGCTGCCAAAAGCACCGGTCAAGCAGCTGACCAGATCCTTTTGACGCTGATGCGCCACGTAGTCAGCAATTTTGCTGCCAATGGCGGCCATCGGGTCGGAGCCAGCTGCAAGCGCAGCCAGATCACGAGATTCGAAAGCGCGACCACGGTGCAGGATTACGCCGATCTGTTGATCAGCAGTGATTTTGCCAGGTGTCAGTGAAGAGCTGTCAGACAGCACTTCGAAATCACCAGACAGATTTGCCTTGTAGAAAGGAACTTTGACGAAATCACCGCCCTCGGTGGCATTCAGCTCGGCCATAGGCTGCACCACACCGGAAGCCAAGAAGGCATCACGCTGTGTGGTTTGCTCGATGACGTACGGCGTAAATACCTCGGGGATGATAATGTCAGAGCGAAGAGTCGCCATGACTGATCCTCAAGAATGGTTTACGGTGTGGTGGGCGCAGCCCTGGCTTGAACGGCGCAGCCGTATCAAACGTTCGTGTACACTTTAGCGCCCTGCGGCAGCCTTCAATCGGTCATAAAGCGCCCGATCTGTCCTGAATAGCCGTGACTGCTCGGTGAGATTGAAATTCGGCCCTTGCTCGAATGGATTTTTTGTGCCTGGCGGGATCTCACCTGCTGCCCTGCCGACTGGTGCACCGCCACCTTGTGGCTGAGGTGCTTTTTGCATCCATGCAGGCAGCGTTTTTGCCCATTCGGCTACGGGTGTGCGTTGGTAGCCATCGACCACCACTACAGAGCCGTCAGATTCACGCTCGATCTGACTGCTATTGAGTTTGGTTTTGAGGATCATGTCTGGATCGTGCACCACATCTGCCAATGCACTGACAGCAGGTGTGATCAGCTCAAGCTCCCGCACACGGGCTTCTAGCTCGGCGATACGTTGATCCTTTTCTGCCGTGGCATCTCGAAATTGCTGCTCCAGAGCCTGCCGTGCCTCTGTATATTTGCCCTGCGATTCAAGTTCCGCCTGTTCAGTCTTGCGCTTGAATTCCAGCAGCTCATCAACATTGACGCCTTCAGGCAGCTTGGGTGCTTTAGCTTTGGCAGCTCTAAGCTCGGCGATCAGTTCGCTGTTCTTTTTCTCAAGTGCTGAAACGCTATTCTTGAGCCCATCTACATCGGGAGTGTCACCAGTCGGCGCAGCCTCTTGGATCTGTTCTTCGGCCATGAATAACCCGCAGGGTTGATTGCGTATCTACTTTACTTCACTTACGCTTTGGTGCAGCACGTAACTCAGATTTCTTTTTGAGTACGGCATTTCCAGTGGACTCTGACTTGATGCGGATCACCGGATCATCATCAGAGCCCACACGCGTGACGGTGCCACCCGATTTGGTCTTGATGCTGGCACGTTTGCCACCTGAGCCTGTCACGACACCAAAGGTGCGCTTGCCCTGGTACATCCAGCTTACTCGGGTGCCTTTTTTCATTTTTTCTTGATAGGCTTTTTTTTGCCACCCATTTTGGATTGGGGCGGTTTCTTGGGTCCTTTGTAGCTGGGCATCACTCGTCCTCGGTAGTGGTTTTCTTTGCAGCTTTTTTCTTAGCTGCCGGTTTGGTCGGCGGGCAAGCGGGTGCTGCCTCACCTTGATGCGTGAATTTGTATTTTGAGTGCATCTCAGACACTGGGGTACCGTCTGCGAAGTACATCCAATGTTACTTCAGACCCGTCATCCCTCAAGAATTTGCGCATCGCCTGGTTCGGCCCAAATTTCTTAGCCATATGCATGAAATATGGCGCTTTGGTCTTGAATGCTGCTTTGATTTCTTCTCGGCCTTCATCTGTATTGCGCATGCTGTAGATCCACTCGCCGTATGTCATGTCGGCTGGCACTTGCCCTTTCGCACTAGCTCGCATGCCTTCAGGTGGCTTGGGCAGTCCCAGCGCCTCGAAATCTACAACCGGCACGATGGTAGATCTGCAGTTGAAATGCTGTGGTGGTGTCGGACCTTCGCCATACGGGAACTCCTGACCATCAAGCTCACGGCAGATTGGTGATGTGCGGCTGTCAAGCGTGGCCACATATTGATATTTAGGTGTGATGCTGCGGTTGGCTTCGTAGGTAGCCCGACTGGCTGCAGTCGACACTTGATTGATGGTCGTTCGCACCAGTGCCATTACCTGCCGATTCGCCAGGCTGGTCACTTGCCCGCCTGCCTGTGCTTGCTGTCGTGCAGATCTAGCTCGCTGTCCAAACCGCAGTGTACCCGTCAATCTCCTGACTATCTGGTCGGTGGTCTCGCCAGTTAGTAATCCATCGCGAATGATCTGTCCGTATCTAGCAGCATTTTGCTCTGCTAGTCCTCGAAATGCCTTTTGCACGGTGCCACCACCAGGCAGCGTGATCACAGCACCTTGCCTTGCCGTCAAACTGAATGCGGCAGGTACATCTCTTAGCTCGTCGCTAAGCACCGCCACTCCAGTGTCAAGCGGATCAGTCGTGACCACAGAGCGGGCAAATTGAGGGCTGATCTCGACTGTGTTGACCGCATCGCGCATGCCGCGTGGCAATACATTCCGCAAGTTGGCAGCAGCCTGTGTCGATTGGATCTCAGCAAGCCCGGTCAGCTCTTCAGCCAGAAGGTCCAAGCTTTCAGTAGACCATCCATCCAATGATTCTTTGAGCTGTGCCAATATCGACCGTAACCGAACAGCCCGGTAGGTTGGGTTCTCGACGCCCAACACGTCCAACTCGCGCAGCGATTCCAGAATAATGCGGTTGTATGATTCGACCAGTCGTCTAGATACGTTGTTGCTGTACCTATTCAGGTCGATGGCATTACGGAACAGTACAGTCGGCGTGCTCACTAGTCATCACTCAGGCAGAACGGATTCGTCTTGATCAGGCGTCACTTGCGGTACATCGGGCTCTGCTGCCAGTCCGTCAAGCTGTGTGGCCTCCAATTCTTCCTCGACTTCAAATTCATCGCCTAGGATCTCGCCATCAGCCAGCCGATCTAGCAGCGTCTTTTGCGTGATAGTGCCGGCCGTATATAGTTGCAGTAGTGCAGCAATATCAGGTGCATCGAGCCTTTGACCCAGGAAATCACGGTTGATGTAGCAGCTGCCAGGCTGTGTGTCTTGCAGAAATTCACCGTGAAATCGCAGGCAGTTGTCGATCATGTCCTGCATTTGTTGAGCAATCGCCATCATTGTCGAATCGCCTTGGCTGCGGTCGATCCGCTTAGCTTCGGCAGTCTCGGCTGACAGCTTCTGACCCAGCACTGCCGCCAGACCTAGGTCGTTGATCTGTTGCTCGATTTGTTCTAGCCGCTTGAACTGCGCATCAAAGCTGTTGCCTGCAGGCTCGATATATTCAGCACGGCCCTCTGCTGGGAATGCAATGGCCTCACCTGGACCAGCACTTACTTCCTCAGCAGCAGATGGGAATCCGAAAAATGCCAGCATCGGCACGGCCGAAATGTGCAGCTGGTTGTCTAGGTCAGATTGGACC